CACGACTGCTCAGGTGGACGAGGGCTGCGGTATCCTCGAGGCCCGCTCCGAGGTGGACAAGGATCTGGCCATGCTGAACGGCAACACCGCTCAGTTCCGCCTGTCCGAGGACGTTGCGTTCCTCGAGGCCATGAACCAGACGATGGCCACCACGCTGTTCTACGGCAATCCCTCGGCGGACCCGAAGCAGTTCCTTGGCCTGGCTCCCCGCTACAGCTCGCTGTCGGCGGCGAACGCCCAGAACATCCTCGACGCTGGCGGCACTGGCAGCGACAACACTTCGGTGTTCCTCGTTGTCTGGGGTGACCAGACGGTCTACTGCCCGTTCCCGAAGGGTTCGAAGGCTGGCCTGCTGCACGAAGACCTCGGCGAGCAGACGGTCTACACCGATGGCGGCAGCGTTGCCAATCGCATGCAGGCGATGGTGACCCGCTACCAGTGGAAGAACGGTCTGGTGGTCAAGGACTGGCGCTACGTGGTGCGCATCCCGAACATCGACGTTTCCGACCTGCTCGCGCAGAGCGGCGCTCAGGAAGCGACCGATGCTACGGCTCTCATCAAGCTGATGGCTCGCGCCCTGTACCGCATCCCCAACATGGCTCTGGGTCGCGCTGCGTTCTACATGAACCGCACCGTTCACTCTGGTCTTAGCATCGCCGCTATGGACAAGAGCCAGTATGTGCTGAAGGTCAACGAGGGTCTGTCGCAGTTCGGCACGCCCTATAGCTGGCTCTCTTTCCTTGGTGTCCCGATCCGTTGCGTGGATGCCATCGTCAACAACGAAACCCGCGTCCAGTGAGCTTAGGCTCCAAGGAGGACACACATGTATACGGACAAGTTTCTTAGTGTAAGCGCCGATCAGACCCTCACTGCGGGTCAGACGGTGATTGTTTCCACGGACACGGTGGATCTTGCGGTTGCCCGTGATATTGGCGAAGGCAGGACCGTCTATGCCGTTGCCAGCATCACGGAGGAGCCTGCGGTTCTGACCGGCTTTACCGCCACCAATACGGGTGACGTGATTGCCAAGAACGCTCACGGTCTTGCCAACGGCACCGCCATTCGGTTTGCGACCCTGTCCGGTTCGTGCGGTTTGGACACGACCACGACCTACTTCGTGGTTACCAGCCAGACCAACGACTTTCAGGTTTCGCTGACGATTGGCGGCACTGCGGTCGTGATCACGGCGGATGCAACTGCAACGCTTGTTGCCTCTCCTGGCAACATGTACATTCAGGCCATCACCGCAACCAACGCGGCGCTGACCACGGGTGTGCAGGTTGTCGCGCAGAGCGATGCCGTTGTGGGTTCCGCACTCAAGGACACGATTGGCCAGAGTCAGGGATACACCTTTACGGTGAAGCTCAACCCTCTGGTCTCCGGCAACACGGAAGCCACTGCCTCGCAGGGCAACCTTGGTGCTCGTTACCTTGGGCTGCGCTATGTTGCTGGTGCTGGCACGTTTACCGGTCACAAGGTGACGGGCCTGTTCACGACCGACATGCAGGATGGCCGCAAGGCGTACACCTCTGGCTTCACGGTTGTCTAACCCGAAGCCAAAGGAGGCTTCCCATGATCACTGACGCAACACTGCTGTTTGACAGTAGCAAGGCCATTACCACTGCGGGAGCCACTTTCTCCACTGATGTCGTAGACCTGTCCATGGTCCGCGACATCGGTGACGGTGAGTGCCTCTTCCTGCTGGTGACGGTCACCGAGACCTTTACGTCTGCCGACAACGGGGTTGTCCAGTTTGGCCTTGCCGTCAGCGCAAGTGCCAACATGGCTAGCCCTGCGTACCTTGTTAACAGCGGTCTCTACGATGCTGCACGCTTGGTTGCTGTTTCCGGCAACAACCCTGCGACTCAGATCGTCGTTCCGCTGCCTGGTCTGATCAGCGCCCTCAATGCGTCGATTGGTGCCAACGGCTCTAGGTACATGTCCGCGGTGTACACCTCGGTCAACAACTTCACGGCTGGCAAGGTTCGCGCCGAGTTGATTCTGAACCCTCAGATGCTCAACGGGCGTACTTACTACTCCAAGTCCTTCGTCATCGACTGACCTATGCCTCGCTATCGCGCTCTTGAGAAATGCTTTGTTGACAACTGCTTCCGCAACGAGGGGGACGTATTCGAATACGACGGCCCTTCGTTGCGGTACTTGGAGTCGCTCACCGAAGCGCTAGTTTCTCAAGAGCCGGTAGCCGAGGAGCCAGCCGTCATCACAGTGCTGAAGAAGCCCAAGCGGAAGTACACTTACAAGTACAAAGGCCGCAGGGTGGAGGCACCACCTAGCGACGATGTCTAGGTTGCTCTTTTCGTAGCTGACGTTTGATGGGGTCGCTTGAAGCGGCCCCTTTTTCGATAGAGGTAACATGCTCCAGCAGTTTCAGGGCGATCTCTCCGATGACTACGAGTACGGCATTGTCTGGTGGGGCCAGAGCAACGCCCGTCCGTGGGGTGACCGCGACGTTGAGGGATACGTCGAGTCGCCGCACCTGAAGCTGGCGCAGGCCGGTCAAGACCTCACGATCAACAAGATCGAGGCGTACCCCGCAGGCGCATCGCATGGCTCCGCTGGGTCGCAGAGCAAGATCACGGTTGCGGACCAGTTGGTCGCCAATCACTACGTTGGGGCAGAGCTTCGGTTGACCCAGTTTGAGGCGCAGGACAGCAAGCCCAGCACGCTTCGTCCAGGCATCGCCACCGTTCTGTCGAACAACACCAGCGAGCTGATCGTGCAGTGGTCCTCGGCGTTCCAGCCAAGCTCGACCTCTGCCGTTGACTACATTCTTAGCGGCTTCGTGCATCTTCAGGACCGGTGGAAGAGCTACGCCAACGTGCGCGTGCTCACGCCGTACCAGCCCGAGGAGCCTGGGGCCTACCCCGGTGGCGCGCCTTCGGTTGCAGGCTACACCTTCCCGGCATCCATCACCGGCTACGACACCGCTGGCGTGTTTCTGCCGTTCGCTTGGGACGAGGGTGTAGAGGGCTGGGGCGCATCGCGCGCCGTGGTGTCCATCGGTGCGACATCGCTGATCTCCAGCTTCGACGAAATCACTATTAACGCCAGCGTGTTCGATGCCACCAATGACGTTCTCAATGTCCCGGCTCACGGCCTTACCGAAGGCGACAAGATTTCGTTTGCCGCTACTGACCCCAACTATGTGCCTACACAAATCACGCTGCTAACTGCCGAATACTTTGTCCGCAATCCGACGCTGAATACTTTTCAGCTATCTACGCAGGCAAGCGGCCTTACTGGAGCCATCCTCAACTTTTCAGCTCCGGCATCTCCCGGCGCTGGCAACGCAGTGCAAATTTGGAAGCTGCCGTTCCGCGATGGGGTGATGATCGGCGGCAAGGTTTTGGCCGGTGGAGCCATGGCTACCGTCACGGCCAACACGGGCAGCACTCTGACGCTTGCCGGTGGCTGGTCTCCTTCCACGCCGCTGGCTGCAACCACTTATCAAGTACAGCTCCCGCACTGGCGCAACAACCCCTACTGGTCCGGCCCTGGCGCAGGCTTCCGCTACCCGTCCAACGACATGATGCCTGGTGGCACCAGCACCACGGGAAAGGTCTACAATCGCGCCGCAGGTCAGTACACCTACGCCTACAAGACTCCGCTGCTTGAGGCTGGTGCGGCCAACAGCGTTACGATTAACGCGACCGGCACTGCACAAAGCACCGGCCCGTTCACGACTGATTGGGCGTACATCGCGGGAAGCGCTGGCCTCGGTTGGAACCTGCGTGTCAGCCACACCTCGGTTACCAACAACCCAACTACGGGCCTTGTTCAGTTTGAGCGTTACCTGCGCAAGAACTACTTCGTCAGCTTGCTGGCGTTCCAGCACAGCAGCGGCGAACTCAACCCCAACGGCTATTGGCGCGTTGCGGGCGTGGGCCTGTCCTCGGCACCAAGCACCTACAGCTACGTTGACCTTGAGGCCATCGGCTTCAGCACCTACTCGTCGCCCACGGTCACAGTGCGCAGCTATACGTCAGCAACGTGGACTCAAGACACCGATAACTACATTGTCTTTAACGCTAACAGGCCAGACGTTGGCGATGTTATTATTCTAATTGACGGTGGTGGTGGTTCAAAGCCAGCCGCACTTTCGTTCAACACCGTCTACTACGTTGTCTCGCATCACGGCTCAAACTCAGTCAGAGTCTCTGCGACAAAAAACGGATCAGCTATTGTTTTTGCAAATAGCGGAACGTTTACCAACACCACCATCTACAGCCCGCCGTCGCTGCACAAGAGTACGCACAGCTCTGCTCTGGTCACCCGCCTCGTCAACGTGCTGCATCACCGCTTCGGTGCGATGATCGAGTTTGCTTGGCGCGTGTCGAACATGATCGGCAAGCGTGTCAACGTCATCGAACTTGGTATCAACAGCAGCGCACAAATCTTCCGCAACTCGCAGAACTACTTTGGCTTCCCAGGAGTCATCGGTTGGTGGGACTACAACAAGTACCTCGACTGGACCCCTGGCGACCCCGATGGCAACGCGGTGCGCCTCAAGAAGATGATCGCTACCATGGCCCCGGCTGCGCTGACGGCGGAAGGCAACACCAAGCCGCTGCGTATCCTTGGCATCGTCGGGTTCCAAGGCGAGGGCGATGCCATCGTTGAGGCTGGCCGAGAGATGTACAGCAAAACGCTGAACACCTTTTACCAGTGGCTGCGCAACACCATCCAGACCGCTGGCCTTAGCCCGTACAAGACCGCGTCTAAGATCCCCGTGGTCCACGCGAGCCTGCCGACCGTCCCGTGGGAGCTTACGGGCAACTTCTACGGCAACACCCTTGTGGGCGACACCGAAGGCTTGGTCAACGCGGCCATCTCGGACTTTGCGGCCAAGGATGGTTACGCGGCGACCATCGACACCAACGACAGCCCGAAGCTCAACCTGCCGTGGTTTGGCAACGACCCGCTGCACTTCAACGGCGTGGGCGAGGCCATCAACGGCAAGCTCGCGGCAGACGCTTTCATCGGTGCCGCCAACTGCGCGTTGCCCAACGTGGGGGATGACCGCGTGATCGAAATCTGCAACCTTGCTTTGTCGCACCTTGGCGAGTCGGCAAGCATCACTTCCATCGATCCGCCCGATGGCAGCATGCAGGCAGCGCACTGCGCCAGGTTCTATCCCATCGCTCGAGACAGCCTGCTCCAGATGCAGAACTGGAGCTTCACGATGCGCCGCGAGACGCTTACGTCGGTGTCCAACGACTGGACCGAGTGGGACTACTCCTATGCCATGCCCTGCAACGTCGCCAACGTGGTGGCGGTTCTGCCCCCGGAGGCGACGGACGATTACAGTACGACGTATGCCCCGGTCAACGCGCAGTACTACACTGCGCCGATGGTAGCTGCTGGGCAGTACGTCCCGCAGCCGTACACCATCGAAACCGACGAGAACGGCTACAAGATCATCTACACCGATCAGCCGAACGCGGTGCTGCGCTACAGCGCGCTGGTGACCGATACCAAGCAGTTCTCGCCCATCTTCGTGATGGCGCTGTCGTGGCACCTCGCATCGATGCTGGCTGGCCCGATTATCAAGGGCGATCAGGGTTCCGCTGAGGCCAAGCGTTGTGCGCAGATGATGATGGGTTTCCTGTCGAAGGCCGAGACCAGCGACAGCAACCAGCGCAACATCAAGCCTGAGCAGATCACTCCTTGGATGTCGGGACGGTGACCCATGCCTAGCACTCGCGTCTATACGAGGTCGTTTGCTGGCGGCGAGATCAGCCCCGAGATGTACGGGCGTATTGACGCTGAGAAGTACCAGACGGGCGCAGCGCTCTTGCGGAACTTCATCACGAAGCCGCAGGGGCCTGCGTACAACCGCCCTGGGACCAAGTTCGTGCGCGAGACGGGCAACAGTGCGAAGAAGTCGCGGCTAATCCCGTTTGTGTTCTCAACGACGCAGGCTGTCGCCATTGAGATCGGCGTTACCGCTGGCAGCCCCGGCAAATCGTTCCTGCGGTTCTATGCCAACGGTGCGCCTGTATTGGCACCTGCCATCAACACCCTTGAGACACCTACGTACAAGGCCATCAGCACTGCGGTGACCTTTACGGGCTCAACGGACACCGTGAACTGGTCGGGCCATACGTTTGCCAACGGCGACCCGGTGTTCTTTACCACGGGAAACCTGCCGCCCGAGATTACGGCAAATCGCGTCTACTACGTCTCGTCGCAGGCATCCGGCACCTTTAAGCTGAAGGCTACGCCGACGAGCGTTACGGAGATCGCTTTCGGCGACAGCACCGGCAACTGCAACGGGTACTACGCCTATCGCCAAGGCCAGCTCGTTACCGCAGGTTCCGCACCCAACGAGCGCGTCTACTACTTTCGCTTCACGCAGGGCGAGACCTACGCAGCTCCGGCTACCAGCCCAGCGTCCACCAGCGCATCTTGGTGGATTCAGCCTAGCAGCGGTGAGTACGAGGTTCCTACGCACCTTGACGCAGGCACGCCTTACGCCGAAGCCGACATCTTCGCCATTCACTACGCGCAGTCGAACGACGTACTGACGCTGGTGCATCCAGGCTACCAGCCGCTTGAGGTGCGCAGGTACGGAGCTACGGACTGGCGCGTCGTGCCGCTGGTGTTCCAAGGCACTGCGTCCACACCAACCAACGTATCGGTCACCGGCGCGCTTGGCGGATCAATTGCTATCTCCTTCATACGCAAATGGTCGGCTTCAACCGGCGGCGATGATCGAGCAATTATTACGTTTGAAAGCGATCACGGCTTTGCCAACAACGATCAGGTTTACATTTCAAATTGCTTATGGAACTTCATCAACAACAAGTTTTTTCTCATTCAGGATAATGACGGCGACGGTGGCCCAGATGGCCCCAAGGAAATAACTCTCAAGACCTACAACGAAGGCAAAGATGTCAACTTCAACACCGAAGGTTCGGTTGCTGTCGATTGGCTTTGCGACTCAAACGCAACTTCTGAAACGTTGACTACTGATGTGCCTCACAACTTCTCCGAAGGCACTCCCGTCTACTTCAGCGCTGGAAGCGCGCTGCCTGGAGCTATCGGACTAGTTGATGGTCAGACTTATTATGTGAAGCTGTACGGCAGCCCAGTCAGTGCCACCGAGTTTCAGGTTGCTAGTACGGTTGGTGGAGTGGCAGTAAATATTACTAGCACCACGGCCAACGCCGTTCGCATCAGCGTTGGAACGACTGGCAAGGTGCAGTTCAGCAACCCGACCATCGATACCGTCAACAAGTACAAGGTGACAGCTATCGGACCTGGCTTGGATGAAAGTCCTGCGTCCGCCGAAGTGAGCGTCACCAACAACCTCTACGTCACTGGCGCGTACAACACGATTAGCTGGGATCGGATCGAAGGCGCTGTCCGCTACAACGTGTACAAGGAGCAGACTGGCCTGTTCGGGTACATCGGCCAAGTCGAGCAGCCAACCAACGGGCCTGTCACCTTCAAGGATGACAACATCGCCCCGGACCTTGGGCAGACTCCGCCGTTGTTCAACACGGACCTTCAGGCCATCGACAACTACCCTGGGGCCGTCTGCTACTACGAGCAGCGCCGATGCTTTGGCGGCACCAACACCAAGCCGCAAGCAGTCTGGATGACGGCTTCGGGCACTGAGTCCGACCTTGGCTACCATTTGCCGTCGCAGGACAGCGACCGCCTGTTCTTCCAAGTGGCCGCCCGCGAATCAAACACGATTCGGCACATGATCCCGTTGCAGCAGCTTGTCCTGCTGACCAACAGCGCCGAGTGGCGCGTGACCTCAGTCAACGGCGATGCGCTGACCCCGTTCACCATCTCGGTTCGCCCGCAGTCCTACATCGGTGCCAACAACGTCCAGCCGCAGATCGTCAACACGACGATGGTGTACGCAGCCGCTCGAGGCGGGCACGTGCGCGAGATGGGCTACAACTGGCAGGCAAACGGCTACATGACGGGCGACCTAAGCCTTCGCGCCTCGCACCTGTTCGACGATTACGAGATCTCGGACATGGCGTACAGCAAGGCTCCGAGGCCGCTCATGTGGTTCGTGTCCACCAGCGGCAAGCTGCTGGGGTTCACCTACGTCCCCGAGGAGCAGGTTGGAGCTTGGCACCAGCACGACACGGACGGGACGTTCGAGTCCTGCGCCGTCATTCCCGAGGGCGAGGAAGACTTCCTGTACGTGATCGTGAATCGCACGATTGGCGGCAACACCAAGCGCTACGTCGAACGGCTGCAAAGCCGCGACTTCGGCACCTTGCCCGACGCATGGTTCATGGATTGCGCTGTGCAGACCACGGCAAGCGGTACGGTCACGACGGTGAGCGGTCTCGCACACCTCAACGGCAAGACGGTAAGCGTGCTGGTCAACGGCCAGGTGCAGCCGTCCAAGGTTGTGAGCGGCGGCTCCATCACGCTGACCACGGCGGCAACCAACGGGCAAAAGATCCTTGTGGGCCTGCCGATCACTGCCGACCTGCAAACCCTGCCGATGACTATTCAGACTGAGGCGTTTGGGCAGTACCGGGTCAAGAACATCAACAAGGCGTTCCTGCGCGTGCTGCGCTCAAGCGATTTTATGATCGGCCCGACCGCCACCAAGCTCGTCAAGTCGAACCCCTACGCGACCTCGGCAACACTAGTCAGCGAGAACGTGGACATCATGCTGAGTCCTAGCTGGGAATGGGACGGGACCGTGTTCGTCAGGCAGACCGACCCGCTGCCGCTGGAGGTCACCAGCCTGACCGTTGAGACCGCAATCGGAGGTGGATGATGAGTGGCTTTTCTACCCCGGCCTACATGCAATATGCCCCTGTAGCCAAGGGTATGTTGGATCAAGGCCAGACGGCCTCTGCCGCAGGATCTGGTCCCATGAACTGGGCCGCAATCGGTGCCATCCTCGGCATCGGCGGTGCCTTGCAGGGAGCCATCGGCACCTTCTACGCAGCCAAGAGCCAGCGTTACCAGCTTAAGAGCCAGCAGCTTGCCCTTGAGTTCCAGCAGTCGATGTCGGCCATCAACGCCCGCAACGCTGAGTACCAGGCGCAGTCGATCATGGAGGCTGGCCAGCAGCAGATCGGCCAGTACACCATGCGGGCGGGTGCGGCCAAGCAGGCAGGTAGGGCCTCGCTTGCGGCTCGAGGCGTGCAGGGCGGCGTAGGCAGTGCCGCCGAGGTCATGGCGACCGCCGACGTGGTCAAGGAGATCGATGTCCTTACCATCAACGCCAACACCGTCCGGCAGGCGGAAGCGGCCCGTATGCAGCGGGTCAACATCCAGAACGAGGGCCTGATGGCCGGTGTCAACGCAGCCAACATTGGCGCGACCCGCTCCAGCATCAACCCCTACGGCATGGCGATCCCCAGCCTGCTTGGCAGCGCAGGCCAGGTGGCCACAAGCTGGGCTGTTGCGAGTGATCGCGGATCCTACCGCAGCGACTTCTACTGAGGCTTTCCATGGTGCAGGTTCCCAGGTTCACCAGCGTTGATCTTCAACCCATCTCCATGCCCCAGGTACAGGCTCCACGGGTCATGCCCATGGATGACCAGCGCCCGCGGGAGATCATGCAGCAGGCCGAGGCTGTGCAGCAGCTTGGTCAGGCAGGCATCCGCTATGGCATGTACGAGCAGCGGAAGGCGCAGCAGCTTCAGAACCAGCTTGACGATGCCGCGACCAACGAAGCGTTCTCGCAGTTCTACGACTACTCCGTAGAGCAGATGTCGGGCAAGGACGTTGGCTACCAGTACAAGGTCGGCAAGGCGGCTGCCGAGGCATACGAGCCCACGCGCAAGGCGGTGAAGGACAAGTTCACGGAGATCGAGAACAGCCTTGGCAACGACGTGCAGAAGCAGATGTTCCGCATGAAGGCTGGGCGGTACGCCACGGGCGTATACGCCGACATGGACAGCCACTACGAGAAGTCGGTCAAAGCGCACGACATGGCGCAGTCCGAGGTACTGGCTAGGAACTACGGCGAGATCGCCATCCAGAACTACCAGTCCTACCTGCGCGAGCAGGATCCTGAGCGCAAGGCTGCGTTCTTGGACAGCTACAACCGCT